AACATAAACATTAACATAACCCAAAGGAGAACTTATTATGAGTTCAAATATAACTACTTCTTTTGTAGAGCAATATAGTTCAAACGTAACTATGCTTTCTCAACAAATGGGAAGTAAATTAAGAGGTTCTGTTGACGTGGAAACTATCAATGGCAAAAACGCATTTTTTGACCAAGTAGGCGTAACTTCAGCTCAATTAAGAACGAGCAGACATGGAGACACACCTCAAATTGATACTCCGCACAGCAGAAGAAGATTAAGTTTATCAGACTACGAGTGGGCTGATTTAGTTGACGATACGGATAAAGTTAGAATGTTGGTTGATCCAACTTCAAGTTACGCAAAAGCAGCAGCAGCAGCTATGAATAGAAGTCTCGATGATGTTATCATCGCAGCTTTAAACGCATCAGCTTCAACTGGTGTAGCTGGCGCAACTGGAGTAGCGTTACCTTCAACTCAAAAGTTTGCAACATCAGATCAATCAGATGGTTTAACTGTAGCAAAACTTTTAGGTGCGAAGAAAAACCTTGATCTAAACGATGTTGATCCTTCTTTAAAAAGGTTCATCGTTTGTTCGCCACAACAAATCGCAGATCTATTAGCTATAACAAGTGTGACTTCTTCGGATTTCAATACTGTTAAAGCTCTTGCACAAGGGGATGTTTCATCTTTCTTGGGATTTGAGTTTATTGTTTCTAACAGATTAAAGTTTGATGCAACTAATGGCGATGACAGATTAATTTTTGCTTACACAGAAGATGCTATTAAATTAGGTATCGGAAGTGACATTAAAGCAAACATTACTGAAAGAGCTGACAAATCTTATTCTACTCAAGTTTACTACGCTATGTCTTTAGGCGCAGTAAGAATGGAAGAAAAAAAGGTTTTTCAAATCCCTTGTCACGAATAATAATAATAATAGGAGAAAATAAATGACTACATTAAATACTGGTATCGTAGCAAACACTTTAGCTTCCCCGCAAGTTCTTAATGACGCTGCCGAATTACATGGCGTTTTAAGAGTTGCTGCTGGAACTGCTGAATTAGCTGCTGGCGATAGCACAGACAACGATGTTGTTTTGTTAGCACCTATCTCAAGTAAAGCAACGATCTCTCAACTTTTTGTTGGATCAGATACACTTGGTGGTTCTTGCACATTCAATGTTGGTGTTCATAATTACGATGGCACAGTTGCAGACGAAGATTGTTTTGCAACAGCTGTAGCTGATGCTGCGGCAATGGCTGACGTTAGAACTGAAGCAGCTACAATTAACACAGTTGGACAAAAGCTGTGGGAAATTGCTGGTTTAAGTTCAGATCCAGGAGGATTGTTATATGTTTCTATAACTTTCGCAGCAACTGGCGGAACTGCTGGTACGCTTTCATGGAATATTAGTTACGCAGTTAATTAATAAATAAAATTTTAGGGGGAAGCGGGAGACTTAATCCCCCTAGAGTGCATGATAAAGAAAACAGAAAAACCCAAAACCATTACTCATTTACAGAGTGGAAATTATATTTACAGATACGTTTTGGTTGACAGATTTAAAACCGATACAAAAAACCATTTTGGTTTTGATAAAAAATTAGAACAAACTGAAGCGGAAATTTTTGCTTTAGTAACACCAAGAAAATTACGAAGAAAATATATAATTAAAAAATAGGAGACACCATGGCTAAAACTGGATTATACGCTAACATTCACGCTAAACGTAAACGTATCGCTGCGGGTAGTAACGAAAAAATGAGAAAAGTAGGATCAAAAGGATCTCCAACAGCAGCTAACTTTAGACGTTCTGCTAAAACAGCAAAGGCATAATAAATGGCATCAGTAGTTCAAATTTGTAATTCAGCATTAAATCAATTAGGAGCAAGTTCAATTACAGCTCTTACAGAAAATTCTAAAAATGCTAGACTTTGTAATGAAAGATATGAAACAGTAAGGGATGCTGTTTTTAGATCTCATCCTTGGAACTGTTTAATTAAAAGAGTTCAACTAGCTAAAGATACAAATACTCCAGCGTGGGGTTTTAGTTTTCAATACACATTACCCGCTGATTGTTTGAGAGTATTACAAATTAGAGATTATGCTTCAGATTATAAAATTGAAGGTAGAAAATTATTAATAAATGAAGATGAAGTATTTTTAATTTATTCAGCACAAATTACTGATGTTAATGAGTTAGATGTTTTATTAAGAGAAACTATATCTGCGGGTATAGCTTCAGATATTTCATACGCTATTACTTCTAATTTACAAGTTACAAAACTTATGACAGAAAAATATGGTTTAAAATTATCAGAGGCAAGACATACAGACGCTAGCGAAGGATATAACACAGATCCGACATTAGGAAATACAGATCAAGTAATAACCGAAGATTTCATAAACAGTAGATACTAATTATGCCTAAACAACTTTTAAGCATACCGAGCTTTACGGCTGGGGAGCTTTCATCCTCTATGGAGGGTAGAACAGATTTTGCCAAGTATTTTAATGGTGCAAGAAATATTGAAAATTTTGTTGTGTTACCTCACGGGCCAGTAACGAGACGACCAGGCACACAATTTGTATCTGAAATAAAAACCTCATCTGCAAAAACAAGATTAATTCCTTTTACATTTTCAACTGAACAAACTTATATTTTAGAATTTGGTAATCTTTATATTAGATTTTTTAAAGATAGCGGACAAATTACAGAAGGGAATAAAGTTATTTCTGCAATTACTAAAGCTAACCCTGGAGTAGTAACAGCAACTTCACATGGTTATGCTAATGGAGATTTTGTAAATATTTCTGGTGTTGTAGGAATGACAGAAGTTAATAATAAAACTTTTAAAGTTGCAAACAAAGCAACTAATACTTTTCAATTAACAGACATTGATGGAACTAATGTTAATACAACTAATTTTACAGCTTATGGATCAGATGGTATTGCAAACAGAATTTATCAAATCACAACAGAATTTACAACTGCACAACTGTTTGATTTAAAATTTGCACAATCCGCAGACGTTATGTATATCTGCCATCCTTCTCACGAAGTTGAAAAATTATCAAGAACGGGTCACACTTCATGGAGTTTAGATGAAGTTGATTTTTCAGACAACGGGCCATATCTTGACGCTAATACTACAGCAACAACTATAACTCCTCAACAAGCAGCCGCAGCTTCTGGTAAAACTTTAACTTTATCTGCTACAACTGGTGTTAATGGTAGTGTCGGTTGGCTTGCAACAGATGTTGGTAGAATTGTAAAATTTAATGGAGGCACAGCAATTATTACAGCTCGAACAAATGCAACAGTTGCGGTTGCTACAATCTTAACTGCATTTACTAACGATAATGCAATAGCCGCTTTTCAACTTGGTGCATTCTCAGATACTACTGGTCATCCATCCTCAGTTTCATTTTTTGAACAAAGATTAGTATTTGCTGCAACATCCGATCAACCCCAAACTATGTTTTTTTCTAAATCTGGAGACTATGAAAATATGTTGACGGGAACTAATGACGATGATGCTATGGTTTATACTATTGCCTCAAATCAAGTTAATGCCATTAAATCTTTAAAAGCTACTAGAACTTTAATCTGTTTAACAACGGGTGGCGAGTATGCTGTATCTTCTGGAAACTCTACCGCTATTACCCCTACAAATATTTCTATTGTTAAACAATCTAACTATGGTTCAGCTAATGTTGACGCATTATCTATTGGTAACGCAACTATATTCTTACAACGTGCAAAAAGAAAATTAAGAGAGCTTGCTTATAACTTTGATACAGATGGTTACGTTGCTCCCGATTTAACTATTCTTTCAGATCACATAAGTGAAACGGGTATTGTTCAAATGGATTACCAACAAGAACCTTATTCTGTCGTATGGGCTGCAAGAACAGATGGCGTATTGTCGGGTCTAACTTATAATAAATTAGAGAATGTTGTCGCCTGGCATCGTCATATCATTGCTGGAAAATCTGATACGACTAAAAATATTATTCAACAACAAATTTCTTTTGTATCAAATGCAACTATTGTAAGCACAACAAATAACACAATTACTTCTGCTTCTCATGGTTTATCAACTGGGGATCCCGTTTATTATTATGCAGCATCTAATATTATTGGAGGATTAAATAATTCCAATCTTTATTACGCAATAGCTGCTGATAGCAATACTCTTAAACTAGCGACAACTTCTGTTAAAGCTACAGCTGGAACAGCTATTTCATTAACTACAGTTCCAAGTGTAAACACCACACAATATATTTATCAAGGTATAAACATATCTTCTAATTTTATTTATTCTGTAGCTCATGGATTTAAAACTGGAGATATTTTTTATTATGACAATACTGGAACTACTATTGGTGGATTAGTTGAAAATAAAAAATATTATATTGAAAAAATTGATAACAACCAAATTAAACTGTATTCAGATAAAAATTTAACAACCGTTGTTAGTTTAACTTCAGCACATACAACCGAACAAACTGATAATATTTTAACTCATGCTAAAGTTGAAAGTGTTGCAGTAATTGATGGCGATAACGATGAAGATCAAGTTTATTTAATTATTCAAAGATTTATTAATGGAGCTGTTAGACGTTATGTTGAATTTTTTACTCCATTTAATTTTTCAAAAGATGTAACAGCATTTCATTATTTAGATAGTGGATTAGGTTATGTTGGTGGAGAAACTTCTACATTAAGTGGTTTAGATCATTTAGAAGGAGAGGTAGTTGATATTATTAGTGAAGGCTCAACACAAACAAGTAAATCAGTTACGGGTGGTGGGATTTCATTAGATCTTGGAACGGAACAAGCTAAAGTTGGTTTACTATATTCTTCTGATTTACAAACAATGAGATTAGATGAGGGTTTTTCACAAACTACTCAAACAAAAACTAAAAGAGTTTACGATTTATCTATAAGATTTGAAGATACAGTAGGAGCTAGTGTTGGGCCAAATGAAGCAAACTTAACAGCTTTAGATTTTAGATCTAGTGGTGCAGCTATGAATTTACCTATTCCATTATTTAGTGGAGATAAATCTATTGAATTTGATAGTGGTTACGGCACAGAAGGATTGGTTTATATTCAACAACCCCAGGCATTACCAATGACAATCCTAGGTATTTATCCAAGATTGGAGACAGAAAGTGTCTAACATAGAATTTATACCCTTTGAAAACGAACACGCAGAATTTATTTTAGATCAAGGATTAAATTCTAAATTATTAGAGTTAAAACCAGAGCATAGAAAATATGCTTACTATCTTAAAGAAATTGGAATGTCGTTTACTGGAATGTTAAATAACAAACCCATTGCGGCTGGTGGAGTGTTTCCACTCTGGGATGGTGTTGCTGAAGGGTGGGTATTAGCAACTGAAGAAATAAATAAGTATCCAATAACATTTTCAAAAGTTATTAAATTAAGGTGCGATATGCTTTTAAAAAATAATTCTATTAAAAGATTTCAAACAAGTGTCAAAGCAGATTGTGATGTTGCTATCCGATTTGCAAAATTTTTAGGTTTAAAAGAGGAAGGTTTAATGAAGAACTACGGGCCAGATGGAGCAGACTTTTACAGATTTGCGAGGATTTTATAATGAGTTTTTTTGGAGATATATTTGCGGGTAAAGCTGAACAGCAAGCAGCAAATTATAACGCAAAAATAATTGAAAGTAATAAAAAGATTAAACTTGGAGAAGCTAAACAGATCATGTCTGTTCACAATGATTTTAATCTGCCAAGATTTGATAAAACTGTTGAAGAAATACAAGGTGCAACAACAGTAAATTATGCAAGTAGCGGTGTCGCTTTATCGGGTACAGTTGTTGAAGCTCTTTATCAAAATGAATTAGAATTACAAACTGACAGAGACGTTATGACATTTAATGCAGAGAACGCTAGAGACAGATCTGAGAATGAAGCAATTATGATGCAAGCTGAAGCAAATCTACAAAGATTTAGAGGTAAGGTTGCTAAGAAAAGATCTTACTATAATGCGGCTTCAAGTTTATTAGGCGATGCAGCAACAATAAGGAATTTTTAATATGGCAATAAAATTATATAAATCACAACAAACCCCAACAACTCAATCTTCTAATGTAGAGAATAAAGCATTTGTAAGTATGGCAGAAGCTGGATCTATCGGTAGAGCCTGGAAAGGCATGGTTCAAACTGGCGAAAAACTTTACGCTAAACACCAGGATATAAAAACAGATAATGAAGTTGCGGAAAAGAAAAAAGAAGTAATGAATGGTACTGATAATTATACGGGTTTAAGTGAAGTTACAAAAACTGCATCTACTTATAATGAGCCAGATGGTGCTGGAAAATATTATAACGATCAATGGCAAAATATATTTGACAATGTAAACGGATCTTTATCTGGCAAACAAGCTCAAAGAAAATTTAAATCTTGGATGACTTCACAAAATATTAGCGACATTAATTCTATTAAAAGTATCACTACTGGAAATATGATTGCTCACGATAGAGAAATGAAATTAGATAATATTGAAACTATTAAAAAAAGAATTGTTTTTCCAAAAAGTGAATTAGATTATAATGCAGCAATAGCTGAATCTAAAGAAGCTCTTTTCGGTAAAAAAGCACAAGACAC